CTTTGCATCATCAGAAACGAAGTAATAACAATTAAAAGATATACGATTATGGTACGTTACATAGAAACATTATTAGAAGAGAAGAACATTAGTTTAGAAACTTTTCTCTTAGAGAATGAAGGTAATGTAGATTTGACAATACAAATACTAATTAAGTTTATCTATTCAATGCCTAATAACATCATTAATCAGATCGAGAACACCTTTAGAAAGATTGATTTCTTGAATGGTGACATGATGAACTATATAGAGTTCTTAGCAAAAGGTATGATTCAGTCAATTTAAATGGTATACGATTATGAAAACAAGAATGAGTGATAAAGTAAAAGGTGAAATGATTACCAGAATAATGGTTGAAATGAAATCAGCAGCTATGCTGCAAAATAAGGCATTTGATGAAGGTGTTTTCTTTGACCTCATATTTATGAGTGATAAAGAGTTACTGAAAGTTTCAAAACTTTGTGGCATTTAATAATAGCATTAACTAGCAGGGTGAAAACCCTGCACAACAATAAAGCAATGAGTACAATAAGATACAAAAAACATGGATCTGTCTTTGAAATAGCAATCCTTGTAGCTGTTTGCTATCCAGGTACAACAAATGTAATTCATGAATGCGAAACAATGAGAGAAGCTAGAAACTTTGCTAAAGAAAATGATCTTAATTCATCTTACTGGTATCTGGCTGCTGAAATTATAAATGAAGACGGTGATCTAAATCCTGCTGTATGGGCTAAATCAAAAGAAGAGGCAGTTAGAAAGTTGAAAAAGTTATTATGATATTAATCTGGTAGCCTTCAGGCCGCCACAATGAATACGATTATGAACTCAATAAACAAAAATGGTTGTAGTGTATGCGATCCAGGTAAAGAGAATTATTGCACCTTCACAGTGAAAATCAAAGGTAAACCAAAGCGAATGTATCAGTATGATTATCGAACAGAATCAGGTGATCTGTTTGCAACTGTAGTCCCAACACTGAAAGCTTGCAGAGAAGAAAGAGATATTTGGCTAAGTTCACGACAATAAGTCGATTGTCGTGTATAACGATTGAAGATATTTCGTTATCTTTGGTTGTGGTAGTACCTTTGGGGGTACTATCGCGGGGTAGAGCAGTGGTCAGCTTGCTACTTTGACTTGGTAGAGGTCCGGGGTTCGAATCCTCGTCCCGCAACTATGATTATTAATTTATAAAATGCACACGATTATGGAAATTTTGACGCTAAGTATTAAGCAAAGGTATTTTGATGAAATATTGGCTGGTAAGAAAACACATGAATACCGTGAAATCAGACCTACCAATGCAAAGAAGTATATCACCTACCTATGTGGTGGTAAAGAATATAAAGTGGACGAAGAATTACCCGAAGAGGGTGAAATTGAGCTAAATCCCATTAACTATGATGCTATTAAATTTCTTACAGGCGAATATAAGGGGAAACGTCCTTATATGATTGTAGAGGTGAAGAACGCAGAAGCGTCAATTCTAACAGATGAGAATGACGAAGATATTGTTTATGAGCATCAAGGTGAAGAGTATCTCGCTGCACAGATTGATTATACACTAGGTAAAGTCTTAGAGAAACATATAGATTGATTGTTTAATTTAAATTTTATTGCAGAGTCGCAAAAAGAGTAAACAGAGTATCTGGACCGCGCCGGAATATGAATGGTGCAGGTGCAGGCGGTAGATTAGTTGCAAGAAGAGGAGGTGCGGCGGGCACGTCCCAGTTAGGTTCACGGAGACAGCGATATAGTGACCTTCGCACTTCATTTGGACTATCGGGTGGTTAGCCATGAATAAGGTAGAACAAGCGAACCGGTATATAGACCTCATTCGAGAAAGATCGAGTGAGGCTTTACTGTTTTTATCCTTGGGTAAAGATTCGCTTGTTCTGCTTGATTTACTCTATCCAAAGTTTGATCGTATTGTCTGCGTGTTCATGTACTTCGTCAAAGACTTAGAACATATCAACCGTTGGATCGGCTGGGCTAAAGCTAGATATCCGAAGGTTGAACTTATACAAGTACCTCACTGGAATCTTACTTATATTCTTAGAGGTGGTATGTACTGCGTGCCTAATCCTGATGTGAAGTTACTTAAACTAGCCGATGTCGTGAAAGCCATGCAGTTAAAGCATGATGTTTATTATACCTTCTTGGGTATGAAGAAAGCCGATGGCATGAATCGTAGATTAATGTTGAATGGTTACGAAGAAAAGGGGTATGAGAATAATGGTATGTGTTATCCTTTAGCAGATTGGACGCAAAAGGATATTCTTGCTTATATGAAACAAAATAACCTGCCTAAACCGGTAAGATATGGCAATAAGGCAAGTAATGGTATTGGTTTCAATATTGATTGCTTTCTTTGGCTTCGTAGTAACTATCCAGTAGACTTACAGAAGATAATCAAGGCGTTTCCAATGAGTGGAAGAATTTTATTTGAGTATGATAATGGAACTAAGTAAGTATATAAAGAGTGATTCAGTAGAGCTTAACCGTTCTGCCATTCACTTTGCCAATTATAATCCGAGAAAACTTTCTGATGAATCACGCAAAACATTAAAGCGTGGTATTAAGAAGTTCGGCTTGGTAGGTGGAATTGTCGTGAATAAGCGTACTGGATTGACAGTGGTCAGCGGGCACCAGCGTTTATCTGTCATGGATGAGTTGCAGAAATATCCCGATAACGACTATCGTATTCGTGTCGATATCATTGACGTAGACGAAAAACAGGAAAAGGAGTTGAACATTCTAATGAATAACCCCAATGCGCAAGGTACTTGGGATTTCGACGCTCTTGCGCAGATCGTTCCTGATATTGATTGGAAAGACGCAGGTCTGACTGATGCTGACCTAAACATGATTGGTGTTGATTATCTGTTGCAGACTGAAGAAGAAAGCTCCATTGCTGATGCTTTGTCTGATATGATGTCACCTGTCACCGAACAGAAAGAAGCCGATAAAGCCGCCAAACAGTTGGAACGTGCCGAAAAAGTAGCCCACATGAAAGAAGTCAAGCAACAGGTCAAGGAGAATGCACAGAAGCAAGCTGAGGATATGGATGCTTATGTGATGTTGTCCTTTGATACCTATGAGGCGAAAGCTGCTTTCTGTGAACGATTCGGATATGATGTTGGGATGAAGTTTATCAAGGGAGAAATCTTTGATGAGCAAATAGAAAGGATAGATTGATATGCCAAATAGTGAATCTCAAAATATAAAAGGTCGTGGAGGAAGAAAGCCTAAGTTTGATTATACAAGCGAAGACTTTCTTTCTCTCATAGAAAAGTATGCCCAAAAGGGATTCACGGATAAGGAAATAGCTTTGGCTATTGGATTGTCACCGCAAAAGTTCTGTGAGAAGAAGGGGCAATACAAAGAATTAAGTGAAGTATTAGTGCGTGGGCGGGCAACGATTACTGCAGCCGTAAGGGCAAAATACCTTGCAATGGCTATGGGGGGAATAAAGGTTAAGAGTGAAACCCGTAGATTCATTCAAGAGAAATGCCACTGCATGGGAGAAGATGAAAAATGCCCAGCTTGTGGCGGGACCGGATGGGTAACGCTTACCGATAAATCCATTGTTCAAGAAACAATAAGCGAACTTGCTCCGAGTTTACAGGCTCAATCAGTTATTCTGTACCACTATGATGAAGACTGGAAGAAAACAGAGCGTAAGCTTGACGAAGAAGCTGACATTCCTACCGACATAAACCACGGTATCAGTATTGATTCATGGATTAAAGACAAACTGAAATGATAGAACCCCAGGCGATATACCACCCTCTGTACACCGATAATGAGAAATTCATTATCCTTATCACCGGTGGTCGCGGCTCTGGCAAGTCCTTCAATGCTTCCACTTTCATCGAACGGCTGACCTTTGAAATGACGGAAGCCGAGAAGATTGTTCATCAGATTCTCTACACCCGCTACACGATGGTTTCTGCCGGTATGTCTATCATCCCCGAAATGATGGAGAAGATAGAACTTGATGGAACAATCAAGTATTTCAAGACCACCAAAACGGATATAGTTAACAAGATGACAAAGAGCCGTATTATGTTCCGTGGTATCAAAACTTCTTCAGGGAATCAGACGGCGAAACTGAAATCCATCCAAGGTATTACCACTTTCGTCTGTGATGAAGCGGAGGAGTGGACGAATGAGGAAGAGTTCGATAAAATAATGCTCTCCATCCGTAAGAAGGGTATTCAGAACCGGATTATTATCATAATGAACCCGTGCGATTCCAATCACTTTATCTATAAGAAATACATTGAGAACACTCACAAACTTGTAGAGATTGACGGTGTGCAGGTTCAAGTATCCACTCACCCGAATGTACTTCATATCCATACTACCTATCAGGATAATTTGGATAATCTTTCACCGGAGTTCCTGAAAGAAGTGGAGGATATGAAGGTGAGTAATCCTGAAAAGTATGCTCACGTGGTTATCGGCCGCTGGGCTGATGTTGCGGAAGGTGCTGTGTTCAAGAAATGGGGAATTGTAAAAGAGTTCCCGACTTGGGCAAAGAAAGTGGCTCTTGCTTCCGACTGGGGTTATACCAACGACCCGTCAACAGGTATTCGTTGTGGCATCGTAGACAACCGACTCTATGTGGATGAGTTATTCTATGAAACAGGAATGCTCACAAATGCCATTGCCGAAAAATTGAAGCCGTGGGGGCTGAAAGTCTACGGAGATAGTGCCGACCCTCGTTTGATTCAGGAAATCAAAAATAGGGGTGTGAACATCTATCCGGTAGATAAATTCCCTGGTTCTATTAAAGCCGGTATTGACAAGATACATGAGATGGAACTATTCGTTACTGAACGTTCATACCATATCATTGAGGAACTCCGTAAATATGTTTGGGATAAAGACAAAGACGGGCATTATATCAATGAGCCGGTAGACGCCTGGAATCACTGTATAGACCCTATTAGATATTATATCTTGGGGCACATTTTAGGACGTATTTTGAAGCCGAAAGATTTAACTGGAATATTCACACACTAAAAATATAGATTATGCCATTAACGCTTGAAGAAATATTAGCATTGCCTGACATCGGGCAGAAAATAAGCTACTTGAAGAAAGGTAGAAAAACCGAGCTCCCCGACCGTTGTGAACTTTGGGACGACTGGAATCCCGAACGCCATGAAATCATGGTGGATAAAGAGAAGTATCCAGACAGAAAGGTGCTTGAAAAAGAAGCGGAGAAAGTTTTCGATGAAGAGACCGGTAAAACATACGAAATTGAAGCGAAGTACAAGGACGAACCGGTAAACCGTATTTCTATTCCATTGGAACAGGATATAGTGAACATTCAAACAGCTTTCACTGTCGGGACCGAGCCATCTATGGATTGCACTCCGACCGATGATGACGAGAAAAAGCTGCTGGATGCTGTCAAGGCTGTATTTAAGTCCAATAAAATCAAGTATCAGAACAAGAAGATTGTCCGTTCTTGGCTTTCTGAACAGGAAGTAGCCGAATATTGGTATGTGACCGATGATGATTCATTCTGGGCGAAGTTTTGGAAGAAGGTAAAGACCGCCTTTGGAGGCAAGGTAAAGCCTACCAAGAAGTTGAAAAGCGTGTTATGGTCACCATTCCGAGGGGATAAACTTTATCCGTTCTTCAATGATGAAGGGGATTTTATAGCTTTCTCACGTAAGTACAAAAAGAAGCTCATGGATGATTCGGAGGTCACCTGCTTTATGACTATCACGGACAAAATGGTTTATCAATGGGATTTGTCTAAAGGGTATGAAGAAAGAACGCCTTTTGCTCATGGATTCCCAAAACTACCGGTTCTCTATGCTTATCGTCCTGAACCTTATTGCAAGAAGATAAAGACATTCCGTGTCCGGCTGGAAAAACTGTTATCTAATTATGCTGATTGTATAGACTACCATTTCTTCCCACTGCTGAAGCTAATTGGAGATGTAGAGGGTTTCATGGGTAAGGTTAAGGATAGAATGGTCAAACTTACAGGTGAAGGTGCGGATGCCCAGTATCTGACGTGGAACCAAGCAAATGATACCGTAAAATTTGAGGTAGAAACCCTCTTTGAGAAAGCATATTCTATGACGAATACACCACAAATCAGTTTTGAAAAGTTAAGTGGTGCTGGAAATGCTTTGTCGGGAGTGGCTTTCGATTACGTGTTTCTTTCGACACATTTGCAAGTTCAAAATCATGCCGAGGTGATAGGTGAGTTCTTGCAAAGGCGTGTGAACTTCATAGTCTCTGCTTTAGGTTCTATAAATCCATCTGAATTTAACAAAGCATCTGAAACGATAGATATTAGTACAGAAGTTGTTCCGTATCGCCTTGACAATTTAGAAGATAAAGTTAATGTAGCTGTAAAAGCTGTGTCAGGTGGTGTATGGTCGCAACGACATGGGGTAATGTTTGCTGGAAATATTGACCGCATCGAAGAAGAAATTTCAGAAATAAAAGAAGAACAAGAAGAAAAGAGAAAAGCTGAAATGCAGAAACAAGCCATAAAGATAGGGGAGTGAAATCACTCCTCTTTGTATTTCCATTGATACCCCTTGTGCTTTTTAATTTTTCCACTACAACACATTGAAATGCCCGAAAAATGAGCACCTGTCGCGCGTGCTGCTTCATTAAGACTATCAAATGAATTTATAATTTTGCCGTCTTT